AAAAGCCCCTCAGCGGATGGCTGAGAGGCTGTTAATAACTAGGAATTAAGCGACTCGTATGCTCGCTCGTATGCTTGGTTTTTCAACCGCTCCTGTAGCTCTGCCATCATTTTTTTAACTTTGTTCTTTGGGTGGCAATCGTCTGGATAAAGATTTACTAAGTTCTGATATCGGCTGATCTCATTGCTTAACTGGGTATTGCTCAAGTAATCGTAGGTATTTGCTGTGTCTGTCATAGTCTGTATATATAGTGTGTTAGTTGAAGCAGATGTGCTTATACCCAGAAAGCCCCCTAGACGATGTCTAGGAGGCTGTGGTGTTATGTAGAGAAGCGAAGCTTCTCTTGTTATTACAGTGTCGGTCTGTATTCGCNATGTGGCGGCTGTCTATGCTGGGAGGTTCCTTAGTCCTTCGTCATTGCGGTTCAGCTGTGCGGTCTTATGTCCGATGCACTGGTCGGTGGCTTGCGCTGGTATCATGGGAGTCTCTCNGTCGGGGAATGACCAGCCAAGAGCCGTGAGGCGCTTCTGAGGCTGGCGACCCCCCTCGGGGATGGCTCGGATGACTGGAAAAGAACGGTTGGTATTACCAGTAGATTGCTAGTAGATTGCCACTAAGTCAAGCTCCTTGTTAAATTAATTGAATTATTTTTGCCTGCATTCGAGCAGTCGGGTCTATATCCCAAAAATCCCGAAAGAGTAGATTTCGAAATAACGCTTTTTGGTGATGATCGTCGCAGCCAACTTTTAGACCCAAAACCCCATTTTGGGGTGCCAGTTCCGCCAGAGGACGCACAATCGATTTTGCCGAGNAATCCGTTAAAACAATTACCAATGCCTACGTATCAGTCGGGTTCAACGAGTCCNCACAGGGCATTCTCGTCGCTTTGTTCACCTATCAAGCACAAAAGTAGTGAACACTCTGTATCCGCTCCATTAATAGCTGAGCTAATGAGTAAATGTGCAGCCAACAGCTGCCCTTATCCAACGTTCATATCCCCGTAGCTATTACGAACACTCCTTAAGGAGTACAAAAGACCATAGGATCAGGTGCGCTTATGCTATGTATGTAGAGTAGAGTAGAGTAGGTTTCCTTATGCTGTAATCCTTTCACTCTCCAAAGAAGAAAAACTTATCTCATACCCGAGTCCCCGTCTGGATTAGCTGCGCTTATGTCCCCGTTGCTATTAGCTGGGCTTATGCTGGGAATTCGTTCGTCCCTTGCGGTGCCCTGCGGTGCCTTGCGGTGCCTTGCCGTGCCCGATCAAGGTTGCGTCATGTCCCTTGCGGAGGCGGTGTAGATGGGGGGAGGGGGTAACTTTCAAAGTCCAGTCTGTGTAGTGTATTCATAAACCACCCTCTAAAAAAAAACATACCTCATAGTCCCCTATGCCCCGTGTACTCCTTAAGGAGTGTTCTTATGGTTTCCTTTGTCCTTAGGACTACCTTATTTCTTTTGCCCTACGGGCAAGAAACTCTTTAAGGCTTGGACTCCTTAAGGAGTATGTATCTATTATACATAACTTTTTACTTGACTGTCAAGTCNTTTATGTAAATAATATAGAAATGATAGAGGAAAGTTCATCTGAAGATAAAGAAGCCTTGATGTCTGAAATCCAGGGAGCAATCTGGGAAGTAGCTGATAAGAAGGAGATAGCACAGGTACGTAGCCTGTCTAGGCACAACCCAGAGAAGGTAGCATCCATCCTGTACCTGTATAGCACTGGCAACAGCCAGACTAGAATAGTAAGGAAGTACGGGATTGATAGGGAGACAGTCATCAGCGTCCTGTCGGACTACACGGATCATCTNGGAAAGTTCAGGGACTTAAGCGGCAAGATTGCCGCAAAGAGTTACCTCAACCTTTCTAGCTTAGAGGAAGACCTTATCAACTCGGTTCGTGCGGACCTAGAATCAGGGGAGCTTAAGCCTACCGTCAGAGACCTTAAGGAGATTTCTATATCGGTATCTAACTCTGCACGTCAGGCATTCACTGCTCGTGGCGAGGCCACGCAGATAACTGAGGACCGCCAAGTGATTACACAGGAGGACCTCGATGAAACAATCAAGGCGGCCAAGGATAGGATACAGAAACTTAAACAAGCNGAGGTAGTAGAAATAGATGAGCACTAAAGGAAGCGGACCACGTAAGGGACACAATCAGGATAAGCAGCGTAAGAACTACGATGATATTGACTGGAGTAAGAAACCATCATCCCCGAAAACTGAACAACCCAAAAATAAAAAATGAATCCTTTAGAAGAAGTAAAAGCTATTCTAGGAGAGCACTATGAGAACTACGTAGTAGCTGTTGTGCACTCAGATGAAATGGAATTAGAATTTGCTTATGACAATCCATTTGCTTGCGCAGGTATTGTCGCTAGTTTAAATGAACACATGCAAGACCTCAAGGGAACTGAATTACTTGATGAGATAGATTTTGACGACAACCAATGGATATAATTTTCTATATAATCTGGGCGCTTATATGGCCACTATTATTTTTTATTATACTAGTTGAATGCAATGACAATTAATTTTACAGAGCACCCAATCATTCGGCCTCCTACGGACGAGGAGATAGTCCTGCTAGGAGAGCAGGACCCTAAGCTGCTAGTTGCGCTGCACGATGCGCACGAAGGACGGATACAAGCAGCAGAGGAAGACCCTATACGCTACGGCTTTGATTTAGCTGGATGGGACCGCATACGTACGGGATTACGTACAAACAATGAAGTCCTAGCATTGGGTGGTAACAGATCGGGTAAGACTACTGGCTGCGCCAAGATGCTAATGGAGGCCGTCACCGAAAGTATGGACGGTCATATTGTATGCTTCTCTCAGAATGCAGATACTTCCATTAAGGTTCAGCAGGCCGCAGTATGGGAGATGATGCCTAAGGAGTTCAAGCGTAAGACAAAGAGTATAGATGGCTACATTAACTTCTCTATGCAGAATGGATTTACTGCATCTTCGTTTATCTTTCCAGATACTAGGACACGTGTAGACTTNAAGACGTACACACAGTACAGTAACAACCAGACGATCCTTGAGGGTTTTGAGTTCGGCTTCAAGAAGCCAGTAGGTTTAAATATCGGGGCCTGGCTTGACGAGTACTTAGGTGACGCTGCACTGGTNAACACCCTGCGCTTCCGTTTGGCTACCCGTGACTCCAAGATGCTTATCGGCTTTACACCTATCGATGGCTATACGCCATTTATATCTGAATACCTAAAGAACGCTGAAACATTAAAGACCCGTCCAGCTAAACTACTGAACAATAAAGCAGTACCCATTGAGCAGTACAGTCCCAATCGGGACGCACGAGTTGTGTACCTGCACTCAGATGAAAATCCTTTTGGTGGTTACGACCGTATAGCCAAGGATCTAGTAAACCAGCCTGATTCGGAAATCATGGTACGTGCCTACGGCGTACCAGTTAAATCAGCAAATGCTTTGCTTCCTTACTTCAACACAGAAGTAAATGTACTATCTGAAGAGCCAAATAAATACGGGTTTCATTTTCCAGACATCTCAGACAAGAATGAGTTTACCTGTTATCAAGTAGTTGACCCAGCTGGGGCAAGGAACTACACCTGCATCTGGGCTGGGGTAAACGAAGACGGCCAGGTGTTCATTCGTAAGGAATGGCCAGACCGTGATACATTCGGGGAGTGGGCTATCTTTGGTGATCCCAAGTGGAGATACGGTCCCGCATCTAAGAAGGTAGGACTAAACGTCGAGGGATACTGCGAACTCTTTGAAGAGATTGAAGAAGACTTAGGCATTGAGGTTACTGAAAGAATCGGGGACTCCCGTTTCTTTGCTAAGGAAAATGAAAACAACGATGATCTCTTTACATCCTTCTATGACTTTGGTCTAAGCTTTATACCATCTAGCGGGGTAATGGAAGAACAAGGAATTACTGCCCTAGACGATTGGTTTAACTATAACCCCAACGTAGCGGTAGACCTATCCAATAGACCACTATGCTACATACACAAGGACTGCGGTAATCTTATTGACAGTCTTATTAACTACAACGCAGGCGGTAAGCCAGAGGAAGCACTAAAGGATTTCTTTGACGTAATCCGTTACCTGCGGATGTCCAACGGTGGAGAAGGTCCAGACTTTATGACTGATTCATCAATGCAAGTAACAAGAACAAATAAAGGAGGATATTAATATGCCCAAAAAAAGAATAAAAACAATTGCAGTAAATTATAATCTAGACCTAGATTACCTTTTAGAATTAATAAAAGATAAATTACCAGAGGATACAGTAACTGGAACTGGCTACGCCAGTTGGATTAACGAAGAGGGTCAGCTAATGCTAGATAGGGCTATCGATATTCCAGAGCTTACGCCTAAGATCTATCGTGCAGTAGTGCACTCGAAAGCACCAAATAGAAGTTATATCTACGTGTATATCAGGGAGATACAGAAGAAAGTCCCAGCAGTAATTCCTCGCAAGTTTGAGGATCACTTTACTCCTGGAAAAAATATTAACGTAGAAGCTATCACTGACGACACGGGGACCTCTTATCGATATGTCAAATGAAGATGATATTACTTTAGATCCAGAATGGATCGAAGAACAGATTAATAGACTTGCTGGCTGGGAGTATCTAAATCGACACGTAAGGCATCAACTAAGTACTCCTATGCGTCCACAAGAATTATGTGATAGAATTGGTACATACAAGGGATACGTCCACGAAGTTACTAAATCAGTTTATAAAAAGATAAATGCAAAATAAATCGAACTTTGAAGCCTTGACGTACGTCGATGCCTCTCCAGATATTAATGCGTTGTGCAACGCATACGATCAAACAGTTAATGAGCTAGAAGCTTATTTTGATTTGTGCCGTACTAGTTACGACGACCGTCGCAATTGGTGGCCAGGCAAAAGCCGTGATCACCGCAAGCATGGTGCAGATGCATTTCCTTGGGAGGGAGCATCAGACGTAGAGAGCCACGTAATTGACGAAAGAATTACACGACTCGTATCACTGTTCATGTCTTCGCTTAATCGGTCGAACATACGTGCCTACCCAGTGGAGTCCAACGACATTGCTCGTGCAGAGATTGTATCTTCTTTTCTGAAGTGGATGGTCACCAGTGGGTACATTCCTCGCTACAAGCGTGAAATGGAATTAGGTGCTAACTACTTGCTAGAGCGTGGGCTACTTATTACTTATGTAGGATGGCACATGGAGGACCGTCAGTTCCTACAGAAGTTAACACTTGAGCAGATTGCAGAGATGGACCCAAATATTTTCGGTGCAGTCAAGTCAGGTGAAAATGACGATGAACTAGTGTTTATGCTTCAAAACATCTTTGAAGGGGTAACAGAAAAAAGAGCAAGGAAAGCATTAAAGGATCTACGCAAACTAGGAGAAGCAGAGCTTCCAACTGTACGTCGTCAGGTTAATGCACCAGAGATTAAAACTTTAGCACCAGATGGAGATTTCTTTTTTCCTCCTTATGTTACTGATCCACAGCGTGCACCCTATTGCTTTTGGAAGACTTACTATACAGCACAAGAATTAGAAAACAAAGTAGCTACAGCAGGATGGGACGCTGATTTTGTTGATTACATAATTGATCATTTCAGGGGTGTTAATATAGACAGCATTGAAAGAGAACAGGAAGGCCGCCGCAGTACTAGCTTGACCGATAACGCCTACGAGGCACATGAACTAATAGAAATCGTGTATGCGTACCAGCGGCTGGTCGATCCTGAAGATGGTTCCGAGGGGATTTATTGCACAGTATTCCACAAGGATTACACTGGAATAAACGACGAAGCACCAGCTTACGCAAAGCGTGAACTATTAAATGGCTATGAGGACTACCCAGTTGTAGTCACCAAGCTGTCAGAAGACAGCAANCGTCTGTACGATACAACTACTGTTCCAGATATTCTTCGTGGTATTCAGAACCAAGTTAAGGTAGAGCGTGACTCAAGAATTGATCGCAACAGCTTATCTACCCTACCCCCTATCCTGCACCCAGTAGGACAGGCACCTAGTGACTGGGGTCCAGGTCGTATGATTCCTTATCGTCGTAAGGGTGATCTGGACTTTGCACCTGTGCCACCTGCGCCTGTTGGATCTATTGAAATTGAACAGACCCTAGAAAGTTTGGCAGATCGTCTAGTCGGACTAGACGAAGACTCTCAGATCTCTAGTGTACGTAAGCAGTTCCTAGTGGACAAGTTCTTGCAGCACAATGCAGAGGTTATGCGTATGGCTTATCGTTGCTTCCAACGTTTTGGACCAGACGAGATATTCTTTCGTGTAACTGGAATCCCTGACCCACAAGTAATGGACCGAGGCGACCCTGATTCAGACTTTGATATTACTATTAACTACGATGTACTAAATACAGACCCTAAGTCCCAGGAAGTTAAGTTGGCTCAGATGACCCAGCTAATCCAACTGGATCGCAATGGCCGCATCGACGTTGACAAAATGTTATCAATACTGGCAAGTAGCATTGACCCAATCCTAGCGGACTCTGTGTTGACTCCCGTGGAGGACGCACAGCAGCAAGTGGTCAAGGATGTAACAGATGATCTGACTAAGATCTATGCTGGTATTGAAATGCCCGCTCGTGCAAGCGGCGGACAGATTGCAATGCAAGTACTAGAGCAGTACGGTCAGCAGCCTGACATCCAGCAAAAGCTACAAGAGGACGAAGCCTTTGCGGGTCGCTTGCAGAAGTATGCAGGTCAGTACCAATTCCAGATGCAGCAAATGCAGAACGCTGAGATTGGCCGCATCGGTACAACTCCAGCACAGATGGGGGAAGTGGGAACCCAAGATATGGGACAATACTAATATGACCCCAGAAGAATATTCAAATAAACGGGCTGATGAAATGCTATTTCCTAAGCGATTGCAGGAAGCAAATGAAATGGCTATGAAGCGAGGAAAAAATTTAGGTTACCAAGTGCGACCCAAGTTATTCCCAGGTGAAATCGAATACTTCAAGAAGAATCCCAATACTCCAGGATATGCTGACTTTGAAAGTGACTCCATTGTCTTAAATCCATTTTCTACATTGCCTGCCGAGCAATTAACTTTTTTGGTAGATAATGAGAGCCTGCGTTTGAAAATGAATAAAGATAAGTTTGTTCCGCCTGATTTTAAAATTACTCAAGAGCAAAAGGAATTTTTCGAAAAAACCCCTTACAAGGATAATCCTGTTGCTATGCGACAAACTATTCTTGCTAGGTCGTATAGTGGTGATAATGAATCAATGAAGTATACACCTGAACAGAAACAAGCTTTAAAGGAATATCTTTCAAAGGATAAATAATATGACTATTCAAGAAGACATTGAACATCTAAATCGGCACGATTCGTTTAACCGCTTTATTGATCTAATCAAGCAGATGCGTGAAGAGTGCATCGCAGAAATGCACGAGGTTTCAACTGATAAGCTACAGCAGTTATCAGGTCGCATTCTAAGCTACGATCAGATTATGACAATTGCCAGCTGGTCGGAGACTTCATCCCCCGAATAATTTCATAGCATACATTTCGTATGCTATAATGCACAACATAGCTATCGCTCGGCGTTGAAGAGTGGAAATATATGAACAAAGAAGTCACAACGGGAAACGCTGAACCCGAAAGTAATACAGCGGAAAAGACAAATATCACAGCGGAAGACTTTGCGGTCCAACGCTTAGGGCAACCAACGCCTCAACCAGAAGAGCCAGAGGCTCCCGAGGTTGAAGAGGAGGTCGCTGACGAAATTGCTACCGATGAAGTAGAGGGATTAGAGGAATCAGACGAGAGTACTGAAGACGAAACTCCCGAAGCAGAATCAGAAGAGCAAGTTCTTTCTCAGATTGATTTAGATGACATGTCCGAAGTGGAACTGCGGGAACTAGCCGATAAGCTAGGCAGCCGTGCAGTAGCTCGCTTCGGAGAACTCACAGCTAAACGTAAGGCAGCAGAAGAAAAGCTACAACAAATTGAAGCTAAACTTTCTGCTGAACAAAACAATCCGCTTAAACCAAAGCAAGAGATTACTAATAACCCCTTTGCCGATGTAGAAACCCTTGAGGATCTACAAGCAAAAGCAACGGACGCTAGTAATGTAATTGAATGGGCAGAGGACATTATGTTCAATGCAGACGGATACGAAGCTGATGATGTAGTCACAGAGGTAGAAGGTAAGGAGATGACTAAGGTTGATGTCCGCAATGCTTTATTGCAGGCACGCAAGGCCCGTGACAAGTTCCTTCCTGATCGCCTACAGAAAATCCAAGAAGTTGAGCAAAGCAAACAAATGCAGGAGCACTTAAGTTCTCAGGCTGAAGCGGAGCTACCTTGGATGAAAGGCGAAGACAATGACACAAGGCGTGAATACGAAGCCATTATGGGAGACTCTCGGGTCGAAACATTAATGAAGAACCTTCCGCCTGACGTTAAAGCACAGATGCCGTACCTGCTAGCGCACGCCGCTAACAGTATCTACGGTCGAAAAGCAGTAAAAGAAACTAAGTCCAATGTAAGGCTTAACCCTTCTAATACTTCTTCTCCAAGTGCAGCAAGCTCAGATAAGCCAGCTAGTCGTACCAGTAAATCAATCAAGAACTTGAATTCTCAGTTTAAGCAGTCAGGTGATAAGAGTGACTTCATTACTCTCCGAACACTTCAACTACAAAACAAATAATTCAATTATAAAATACAATGGCATTCTCAAATACATTCGACACCACTAATACTGGTTCCGCCGTTTCTAATCGTGAAGAGCTTACAGATGTACTTACCATCTTGGCTCCCGAAGAAACTCCTGTTTTATCATCCGCTTCTAAAAAGAAGTCCTCGGCTACATTNACTGAATGGACCGTAGACGCTCTTTCTGCTCCTGTTACTACAGGTGTAGACGAAGGCGCAGATGTTACTGCATTCACCGACCAGTTTGCTGGCCGTGCTCGTCTTGGTAACTACGTCCAAAAATTCCGCCGCAACTTCCAAGTCTCTGACTTGCAAGAAGCTGTTGAGTCCGTTGGTCCAGCTAAGATTGCACAAGCTGAAGCTAAAGCAATTCGTGAGCTTAAGCGTGACGTTGAAGCTACTATCATCGGTACACAAGATCGCAGCATCGAAAATGGTGCTGGTACACCTTACGGCCTTCGTGGTCTTGGTGACTGGATCGACTCCGCTGGTCCTGCTGACGTTCCTGCGAACTTCCGTACTCCTGCTTCTTCGATCTATGACATCAGTACTTCGGGTGCATTTAGCGAACTTGCTCTGAACAACTTGATCTCTTCGATCTATCGTGAAACTGGTAACACCAACAACCTTATGCTTGTTGCTGACACTGGTCTTCGCCGTACTATCGCTGACTTCGCTCGTGTCTCG